ACAGTTCCGTATCCAAAATCAATTTTTTGGACAGCTCCAGGACCATACTTATCATAATATAGATCAAAAAGATCTACCTTTTTCTTACAACGAGTTAGATCAACATAAGTTTGTCCATCAACAACATACCAAATAAGTTTAGCATCGTTAGGAAAACTTTTATCGTTTGCTGCTTCTATTGTTGTTTTTTCTAAAAGAATCTGACATCCATATGCAGAAGGATCATTAGGATTAATGTTATTTGCCATTTCCTTTTCCTCTGCATTAACATCTAAAACAGCACTCATGAACGTCCTCCCCACTGAATGTCGGGGTAGGCTTCTTTTACTACATCATATGAGATTTTGTATTTATCTGTAAGTCGCTTATCTTTGGTAAGACAAAGGATTTTTGCTTCTTCTGGATGAAGTCCTTCAAGAATTTGAATAAACATAGTTTCTCTACGAAGGGAAGAAAGGCTATCGTTTCCTCCTTTCACAAAGTTATACAAATGCTTATGCTCTCTTCGCAAGGAAGTATGATCTGTTCCAACAGGAACTTCGTTTTCTTTATAAGGAACATCACCTTGAGGAACCATAGAGATGACAGTATCATCAAAGTTCCAAATGAAAATGGTTTTCAAAGCATCACTTTCATATTCTTTTAGAATATCAATCTTTTTTGCTTTTGATCGTTGCTTACTTGCAAGATCAAGAACTTCATGAATAAACGGATTGGGCGGAAGTTTTTGCTTACTCGTCGTCTGTGTCTTCGTCGTCGTAGTCGTCATAACTGTTTTCAAATCGTACTGCTAAAATTTCATCGGGTAGAATGTTGCCATTCTCATCAAACATCTCTGGATGTGTATAAACTGGTTGAGTTTGGTAGAAATGTTCTTTTGCTAACCATCCTACCACACCTCCTACAAAAAAGAACATAATTGAAATTAATGTTCCTATGGTGAGAGTTACTGCTAACATTTTCCCTTCTCCAGAGACTATTTTTTTCTAATGTCCAGATAGAAGTTTAGATGGAAAACAATCTCTCGACGCAGGAGAGATACCATTTTACCAAACTTTATCTGAAAAGTTTTAGGCGGTTCTGGTTTCTTCCTCCTATTGCGTAATAATAATTCAACACCCCGATTTATGTGGAGTTCATCATTATTTAGATTGCTTTTTTCGTCTTCCTGGTCTTTTGTCATGCTTGTATCTCCAGGCATCTTCAAGAATGCCGTAAAGGTATTCTTTTATTTTTCTTGCTTGAGGTTTTGAAATATAGCCATATGCCTCACGGAGTTGCTTGTGTTCGTCGTCTTGTCCACCTTTCAGATACTCTTCCAAATCAAGAACTAAAAAATTAATATTCGCAGCAGTAGAACTTTCGATAAACTGTTCTACTTCTACTCTTTTTGCATTACTCGATTTCAAATAATCATAAAAGTTAAGAACAAATTTTCCATTGAATGCATAGTCGATAGCACTCTCAACAACACCGTAAACTTCTTCCATTACACTAACTTCATCTCCTTCAAGAATTTGACAGTTTCAATACATCCACCAAGTTGAGTTTGATCATAAACAACCTGAGGAAATGTTGATCCTTTACCAAACTCAGCATAAAAATCTTCTTTATTAAAATCTATATTGAGTTTGTAGATAACATGCTGAAGTTCTGCTAACTCTAGCACCTGTTGGATCTTTGTGCAATAGGGACATCCATCCTTAGAGTAGACTGTAAATACCTTTTGTTTAACTTGCATTATTTCTTCTTTTTTTGAAAGTGTATAGTTTTTGTTTTTCTGGCTCTCTCCATTCTTCAATTCTATCCCAACGATCTTGAGAGAAAAAGTCTTGTTGAAAATACCAGATTTCTACTTCTGTGTGAGATTTGTCAGCATTACATTGCTTACAACAACATAGAACATTCTTTGTTGTGTCCGAACCTCCAAGAGATCTAGGAATAATGTGATCTATTGTTAGATCATCTGTTGATCCACAATATGCACATTCATTATCCCATTGTTCTTTTACTGATTTCCTCCATAATCTCTTTGCTTCAGTAGATTGTACAACTTTTAAATTGTACATGTACTCTGCGGGAGAATTATAGAGTTCCATAAATTACGGCAACTTGTTATTATATATTAACAAGTTTCCAATCATTTTCAAAAATCTCCATTCCTTTATCAGTCAGAATGTGATCATACATCTGATCAAACACTTTTGGTGGCATTGTGACGATGTGAGCTCCATTATACCATGAACGTGTTGCTCTTTGCACACTACGAATAGAAGCAGAAAGAACCTGAGTTTTTACCCCATGAATACGGTACATATCGGAGATGCCTCTAACAACCTCTAGGCCTGCCACTTGCTGATCGTCTAAGCGTCCTACAAAGGGACTGACGTAGGTTGCCCCTGCCTTTGCTGCTAGGACTGCCTGAGGGATGCTGAAGATGAGTGTGACGTTGACTTTGATTCCTTCATCGGAGAGTGCTTTACAAACAAGTAATCCATCTCTTGTGCAAGGAACTTTAATGGTTGCAACATCACCAAACTTTTGAGCAAGTCTGTACCCTTCAGAATACATCTCATCAAAATTTCCCATAACTTCCATACTGATATCTTCGATACCAATATCTTTAATTTCTTGGTAGACATCTTCTGGATTTCTACCACTCTTCATAATGAGGCTGGGATTGGTTGTGACACCATCGATCAGTCCAGTGTCAAAATACTTTTCAATGAGTAATGTGTCTGCGGTGTCTAAGAAAATTTTCATTGGCGATTCAAATAGTCTCTTTCTGATTTATATAACATTTTATGTTCCTTGTCTAGGTATATCTGTATACCATGACTTATCTCTGGAATCAACCACTCATCTATGCGATAGCAATATTCCCAGTTGACAGGTTGAATACAATTCATTACAACAACACTCCAAAATGTTGTTGCATAATTGATTATAGTAAACATAGAAAAGTTATGATTCTTTCTTTATTATATTAGATTTTTTGTATTCTGTGGGAGACTTCCAATCTTTTGGAACCCTATACAAATTTGGCCAAGTGTCGTGAATAATTTCTGCTAATTTGTTGGGAGTTTCTGTTGTTATCATTATCGTTCCAGTGTCTTATTGCGTTGGCAACAATGGCAATATTAGTGATAAGGTAAGTGAAAAATATAAAAGTCCGTACACCAGCAATGATATCTGCTTCTTTGTCACATTTAGATCCTTTTTCTCCAAGTGCTTTTGCCCAGACTCTCCAGATGGTTTTACGTTTGCTTTTCTTGCCCATAAATTTCCATTAAAAAGGAGATTCCGAAGAATCTCCAGTATATCATTTATTTAGTTTTGTATCAAGATCAGAGTGCGTTGCCACGAGGGAGCACTTCTTCTGGAAATACAAAGTTCTCATGTGGTTGATCCACTGGTGCCATCCAAGCACGAAGTCCTTCATTTAATAGAATGTTCTTTGTGTAGAATGTCTCAAACTCTGGATCTTCTGCTGCTCGTATCTCCTGTGATACAAAATCATACGCACGGAGATTAAGTGCCAAACCAATAATACCAATAGAAGAAGTCCAAAGCCCCATAACTGGAACAAAAAGCATAAAGAAATGCAACCAGCGTTTATTAGAGAACGCAATGCCAAAGATCTGAGACCAGAATCTATTGGCAGTAACCATAGAATAAGTTTCTTCCTCTTGAGTTGGCTCAAATGCTTTAAAAGTATTTGCTTGCTCACCGTCTTCGAAAAGCGTATTTTCTACTGTAGCACCGTGAATCGCACACAGTAGTGCTCCACCAAGTATACCAGCAACTCCCATCATATGGAAGGGGTTGAGTGTCCAGTTATGGAAACCTTGGAGGAACAAGAGGAAACGGAAGATTGCCGCCACACCGAACGAGGGGGCAAAGAACCAACTGGATTGCCCCAGAGGATACATAAGGAATACGCTGACAAACACAGCGATCGGACCAGAGAAAGCAATAGCATTGTAAGGACGGATGCCAACTAGACGAGCGATCTCAAACTGCCGAAGCATGAAACCTATGAGAGCAAAGGCTCCGTGGAGCGCCACAAAAGGCCAGAGTCCCCCAAGTTGGCACCAGCGGACGAAATCTCCCTGAGACTCTGGACCCCAAAGTAAAAGAAGAGAATGACCCATAGAATCTGCAGGCGTCGAAACAGCTGCTGTGAGGAAATTAGCACCCTCAAGATAACTAGACGCCAACCCGTGGGTATACCAGCTTGTAACAAACGTCGTGCCAGTAAGCCAGCCACCAAGGGCCAAATAAGCAGTGGGAAAAAGTAGTAATCCAGACCAACCCACAAATACAAAGCGATCTCGTTTAAGCCAGTCATCAAGGACATCGAACCACCCCCGTTGTTGAATTGGTTGTGAAAGTGTTGAAGAAGTCATAACCTCCAATCGTATTTCTCATATTTATCTTAACATTCCTTAACAAATAAGTCAACCCCAATAAATGACTCCAAGAGTGAAGAAGAGGAATATGAGAACCGTGAATACCATCATACCCACACCAAACCAGATGATCCACTTAGGCATGGGTTCATATTCAGTATTATGAGACATAAAAAAGAGGGTTGTTACACCCTCTTATTATATCAGTTATTCAGTTTTCAGGAAACTCAACCGATGGTTGGAGCAGTCAGAGCAACAGGAGTTGACTCGGCAGTTGCCAGGTCCAGAGGAAAGTTGTGGGCGTTACGCTCATGCATAACTTCCATGCCCAGTCCAGCACGGTTCAGAACATCAGCCCAGGTGTTGATAACACGTCCCTGCGAATCAATCACAGACTGGTTGAAGTTGAAACCGTTCAGGTTGAATGCCATGGTGCTAACACCAAGAGCAGTGAACCAGATACCGACAACAGGCCATGCTGCGAGGAAGAAGTGCAGC